TTATGCTTTTCGATTTTCAATAATTCCTTTCAAAATTATTAAGCGGTCTTTAAACGGTTTAGATGCTTTTGAATAAGGATTTGCTGTCAGTACGGTAAAATGGCTATCAACAAATTTAGGAACATCCGTTACTTTGACGCCGGGCATTAGCTCGATTGTCTTAGGTAATTCTCTACTACTGTTATAATATTCTTGTAATTCTTCTATTGTCATCTTAATTCACTAAATGACTACCGCGCATTATAAACATATCACTTCCAATGTGCATAACTTGCATAATGACCCAACAAAAACGAACGATTCTTTTATTTACATTTGTATCATAACACAAAGAGACAACCCGCAAGTCGTCTCCTTAATGTTGAAATTCAAATATGGTTTCTTTAAAAAAACAAATAAGAAACAATTTACTGGCAAGTATTTTGGTAAAGTTTTCCCCGGTTGCAGCCGGGGTTTTTTGTTTCTTGTTATTTGTCAATACAAATATACTGTAATACGTAATACAGAATACTAACATCTACTAAAAAGTTATCCCCATAGTAATTTACTTTTCCGATTCTCTATTCTTTTCCTCCAACTCTTTAGCGTTCGGAAATATCTCTGTTACTTGTCTTACTAAGAAATCCCAAAGCTTAGTATTGGTGATTACCTCGATGTTTTCAATGATGCTCTTAAACTCCTTAACTGAAATCAAAACAGCTAAAAACCACATCAGTTTGACAGCTTCCAAAGCTATCAAGTGTTGAACTAAATAAGCTGATATAATACCAACGTTGTACAGGACAATCTTTTTTATTGTCTCTCCGAATTTCTTTGATGTTATCGGGTTGCCTTGTTTTAAACTTTTCCAAATTCCAGTTATCAGGTCGATAATCAAAAGAATTAGGATAACGACAATAAACTGATAGGTAGGTAAAAAGAAGACGGTAAACGCCCAAATGACAAATTTCCAGAGGTTAGCACTCAAATATTTATACAGTGCCAATATTGTATATTCCAATTTATGTATAAGGTTTGGTAACATCTTAAGCCATTATTTCAGGTATAAGTTAGCTTCCGCAAGTCTGCGTTTTTTTAAATCATCATTGATTTTGCCCCCGGCTTTAATCCACATCATAAAGGCAATCTTAATGTCTGAGGGTTCTGCCTTCTCATTTATCTTCTTCAATAGTGTCGAATTGTCTAATGCCTTTAATCCGACATTATAAGTGAAAGAAACTAAAGCATTGAACTGATTTTGGTTTAGTTCAAAGTTTACTACGTTTGATACGCCTTTTTCAAAGGTTGAAACTACTTTATCAAAAATCTCATCACATTGTTCTTGTGTTATTTTATCACCCATCTGGACTTTCTTACCAGTATCTGGATACCAAGTAAAACCTACTCCGATGGTAGGAATTCCCGCAACATCTTTATAAGCTTCTAATCTAACCCCTTCTTGCCTGTAGATAAATTGTCTACCTGCACTGTCTATTTTGGTTACACCCATTACACTACTTCTTTATAGTTATAATAGGCTGTGACCTTAATTAATGGTTAGATTTCCTACCGTACCTTGCCCAATATTCCTTTTCGCTTGGGTCTTTTCGCATCTGAATTTGATGATAACCTTCCCCTTTGAACTCAGTTATCCGGTCAACTATCGCTTGTAAATCTTCTAACTCAAAATCTGTCTTATCGTAATAGTAGAGATATTCACCGTTCACTTTTTGGATGGTAGCAACGCTGTAATTATTTATCAGCACATTCCAAGATTCCCCGCTCGTGCCATTGGGCAATGACACACGCACCCTTTTCTTTTCATCACCATACCAAGCATCAAATTCTATCATAACCTAATAATAGCAAAAAAGCCCTGTAGTTTGTGACTATAGGGTAATTGCGGACTAAAACAAAGATTTATATTTCTAAGATTGAAGAAGTTGATATGGTTCGACTTCAAGTGCCTTTGCCAACGCAAATATTACAGATACGCTGGTATTCAGTAACCCACGTTCAAGACGGCTCACCTGACTGTACTCAATCCCTGCCATATTCGCTAAGGCTTCCTGACTGATATTTTTAGCTGTGCGGTATTTCCGCACATTGCTTGCAAGTAATTCAATTGCTTGATTATTTCGGAATTGCGCCACTCCCGAAAGTTCAATGTAATTTCCCTTTTGAATTAAGGCAAATTTGCCTTATTATTGTATATCAAATCCTTATTCAAATGAAAACTTTTCTGCTATTTATATTGCTTCAGGCAAGCGGCAACGATTATAACTCCTTAATCTATTTTGTAATATTCATCGGTTGCGTAATTCTGGTTTTTTACGTCTATAACAGAATTTATAACAATTACACTCCCGTTCAATCAAAGGATATAGACATTGAAAAGCAAATACAACTAAAGAATCTGGAAATCGAAAAGCTCAAATTGGAATTGAGTTTAAAAAATGATGAACAACATTCAATAGCTCAACCAGCTAATCAAGAAAATACTTTGAGAACTTCAAGGAACTTCCGAGGGCTTATAGCCACCTGCATATTTATACTCTTTATTGGTGGATGTGTTTATTTAGTGGAATATAATGCATCAACAAGAAGTAATACTCCAGTCAGTACTGATGCTATACCAAAAGGGAAGGTAAAATGCAAATGGTGTGGTGGAGTCGGAAGAGTCGGAGTTTCCGGTGATTCAAAAGCACAATACGAACGCACCGGAAATGGTTTAGGAAATTATTGTTTCAGGTGCAAAGGCACAGGTTATGTTGATGCGGATGTAAGCCAGTAACCCCAAAATACTACTTTGACGCATCAGGACTATCCCCGGTAACTTTGACTGCAAACTGAGAAATAGCAGTTGCGGTTGCTCCGACTGCTACTAAGATACCCGTTAATGCTGGCGGTAATATGTGTAATGTTCCCAAAGTGGTTGCTAAACCACCGATTGAAATACCTATTGTTTGAACTCTCTTGAAGAATGCCGGGGTCTCTCCCACTATCCTTTGCCACAATGTTAATTTTGTCTCTGCCATAATTATAAATAGCTTCAATAATTACATAGTGACCCAATTTGTACCATTATAAAATACGGGTTTGACGTTACTACCGCTCCCTGAAACAACGACACCTACCGAGGTTGAATTAGAATCAGTAACATAACACATCATTCCCTGTACTCCGGTCGGCAATGTTGATACAGTATAGCCTTTAGTAACTACTGGGGCTTGCAGAGTAAGTATACCAGTGGAAGACAAGGACATTATCGTTGAGTATGACGGTGTACTGAAGCTGTTGGTCAGTGACCCAGCCCATACTAATGTGCTTGTTGGTGTATTGCCTGAAACACCTGTTGCATAATTGATATATGAGAAATAGTTAGCTGCTGCTGTCGCAGTTGTATTCCAAACCGAACCTTGCCATCTGACACTAAGAGACGGCACAACTGGCTTACTTGATGTTGATGATGCCGTGTTCCACAAATAAGCACCATCTGTTAAACTGTTATTTTGATTGAATACCTGAAACTGGGTTGCACCCAAGGTGGCACCGCCTGTAGCCTGCAAATAACCACCGCTATTAACACTTAACCTTGATGAACCACCAACCTGTAGGTCTAACAACAACTGCGTTCCTGTGCCTGCTGAAGTGCTGATTCTGTTTACAAGTAAGTCAGTGAAGTTAGCTGCTCCCGATTGATTGAGGGTGTGTTTAATCAGCGTACCCACGTTGGTCGTAGCCGTTGCTGATGCTGTATTGGTTACTGAAAATGTGTGCGTTCCTGTCCAAGTTGGCGCAATACTCTGGTCAATAGCAGGTGCTGCGTCTGCACGCATATATGTAGTTGCTGACCCATTAACCACTGCTAACCCTACTGATGCTGTCGGATTTGCAAAGGCACCAGTATATTGTGGTATGTTTAAATATCCACCGTTTAAGGTCGCTGCACCGGACGAACCCGAAGTAGATAAAATTATTGTAGTACCTGTAATACCGCTTACATAATTTTTAATTGTTCCCCAATCAGGAATCCATCTGTTATCAGCTTTACCATTTGTTGAATAATCAGCCGAATAGACCATACCTTTTAAATTTACCGTGTCGTAAATAGAAATTGATGTAGGGTTTACAGAAATTTGTTTCGATGTACCGGAACTGTTTTGAGCATAGTTTAAGCTAAGACTTGACGAATTACAGAAAAAGTTAAAGTTATCGGTGCTGTTGGCTATATATGTGACGGCATTAAATGCACCGTGTGATACAGTTATATAACTGTAGCCCGTACCACTAACACCCTCTGTTACGTTAAAAAGTCCATTACCAACGGTAAACTTATCGGTACCGACTGTATCAGAAAACTTGAAAGTATGACCTGACATTTCGGTACTGGTATTTTGAATTAACGTACCACCCAAACCGATAGTGTTACCCGTTAAGCTGATACCATTTGCTGTTGTGTATGTAGTTCCCGCATATTGAGGGATATTTAAGTTTGTGCCATCAAAAGTAGCTGCGCCGGATGAACCCGATGTAGTTAAATTTAGTGTTGTTTGATACTGTGATAGTGTCGATGCTGAAACGTAATTTCCTACCAACTGGTAATTAGCCAATGTAGAAGCACTCACATAGTCACCTGACAATTGGTAATTAGATAAGGTTGAAGCAGACACATAATTACCTATCACCTGATAGGCAGAACTAATTTGGGCTGCTGTTAAATAGCTACCCAATGTTGAAGCAGACACATAATTACCTACAAGTTGATAGTTTGCTAAGGTAGATGCACTAACATAGTTCCCGGCCAACTGGTAACTGAGCAACGTTGAAGCTGAAACGTAGTTTCCTATGACTTGGTAAGCTGCGCTTATCTGGGAAGCAGTTAAATAGTTGCTCAGAGTTGAAGCAGATACATAACTCCCTGTTGGTTGGTAATTGGCTAATGTGGATGCAGAAACGTAGTTACCTGCTAACTGATAATTATTCAGGGTTGAAGCTGATACGTAATTCCCTGCTAACTGGTAATTAGCCAAAGTTGAAGCACTCACATAGTTACCAATAAGCTGATACTTACTATCAGATAGCTCTTTGGTGTAATAATCACTTAAATCGGGTGTGTAACCAGTTAAGAACTTAGCATTTGTCTGTTCAATGGTGTAATAATCCGACAAGTTTACAGTATACCCGGTTAAGAACAATGCATTAGCTTGTTCTCTGGTATAGTAATCACTAAAATCCACCGTTGTACCTGATATATAGTCACCTTTAGGCTGATACAGCGTTGAAGCTGAAACGATAGTTAAGTAGGGTGCCAAAAGATTATAATATGGGTTACTTTCAGCTATAAAACCTGAAAAGCTGACCCCCGTAAATGGGTTACCTAAGGGGATTGAACAAGGGTTGAACAATCTGGTTTGTCTTACTCCAAAAGCAAATACACACCCGGCTATTCTGTCCCCGTTCTTTTCGGTAAAGGTTTGAATGTTGATGTTCTTATCAATGAAGAAATCCTGAAAATCTTCGTCACCAAAGTAGCTTATGAAGTCATTGGCAATAGAGATACAATCGCTCTGAATGTCATTTTCAGAATCGTTATTTGCCGGGTCTATAATATCCGCTACGACTACTTTAAACTTATAAACCGCTTCGTTGTAGGTAACCTGTACAGGGTCTATGGGTTGGATTTGAACAACTTTATAAAGTAGGTCATCTTCTGCATTAAAATTGAAATCGCTATCATAAACGACCGTATTTATCTGCAAGTGATTCTCAAAAAATCCGATTAAATATAGTTTGACTTGGTTTATGGTTAACATTTATTAATACCTCCTGTAGTATCCACCGAAGTAGCCGCCGTAAAAAGTGGTTTTATTGGCTAATGCCTCGAAATATTCTTCCAAATTCACTTCAAATTCTGGCAGATACCAACCCGTTGAAGAACTGGTACTGTCCACGATTCCGGGTACTACTTCTTCTAAGGTTATCGCTAAATATTTGATAAGCCTGTTTTTGTAGGTGTCGAATTTTGAGGTATAGTGAGCCTTCAGGGATTCCAATTCCTGAGCAGTCGCATTTGCTGAATTGTCATCATTCTTTTTATTGATACCCTTGTTTGTTACTTTAAAATGCAATGGGGTAAATCCGTAAACCAAAGTCCCGTAAATTAGAAATGGTTGAATGTATTCCTGTAGCAGGGTTTGACCTGTAGCCGTAAAGGTGTACCCGGTATCATTTGCAGCATTAATAACTTCCTGAGTTAACCCGGTATAGATTGGTAATCCCAAAACTGGTTGCAACTCCAAATCCTGCACTTCATAAATCGTATTCACTATGATTTTTGAATCCACATTAGTTTGAATAATGGAATTGTCCTTTATCGTTTGTTCGTTAATAAATAATATCCTCTGCATCTTATTCTTCTGGGGTATTAAGCACTACTGATACTGCTGTCCATCTATGACGGCAATAAGGGGTAGTAATATTAGTTGTAGGGTTATGGTAAAAGCCACCGCGATAACTGAAAACATCGTAACCAAATAGTAAACTCATTTCCTGAATCTCACTTCTTGAATAATAGCGGTCATTTTCCAGTAGTTTAGCACAAAACGGTCTATTGCGGTCATCTTCAATACCATCATAGCTATATCTGGTTTCTATACGTCTGATTTTCTCAGGCTGCATAGTCTTTTCAGTTGATTTAACGGTAATTGATTTATTCAAATCGTTCTTGTTAATCATACCTGAATCTTCCAACTCTTGAATAATTCGTCTTACATCATCGGCTGTTACAGTAATACCTAAATCCTTCCTGATAGCTGCCTTAATCTGTACGATGGTCATATTCTTGATTCCGCTTTTTATTATGTAATCAGCAACATCTTTATCGTCATCAAATTGTTGCTCTGCATACCTTGCATCACTGAATGAAGTTATGGTGTAATCAAACTTTTTAAGGGTAGTAAATTTGGTTTTATCCTTACCCAAATGCTTAACCTTTTCAAAATCATCATCAGTTAAATGATAGGTTACTGAACCATCATTAGAAAATTTTGAACCACCCGTAGAAGTAGCTGAAGGTGATACTACCTGATTAGCCGGGATTGGTGAACCTACCACATTTACATCCGGGATGCTGCCATTATCCGGGGTCGGTGCTTGGGGTTCTTGGGTTGGTACTGGCTTAACTTCATCTATCAATCTATCTCCATTAAGAATTGGTGGTAAACCTTCTTTCTCTCTAACTTCGTTGATAGTGTAAGTTTTCATTTTCATTATATCAGATAATGTTGAACTGAATAACGAACCTGAATCTTTAAATTCCATCGGCTGAAAACCTGCATCAGCAAACAATCTATTTAGGGAAGTTTCTAACTCATTCCTACGGTTCTTGACATATATGTTCTTAAAAATTTCGTATGATGATTCCAATTCTGTAGCACCCCCTAATTGACCTTCAGTTTTGATACCGAACAGCATAGGACTAACACACATATGTGCCGTTAAAATGTCCTGAATAGTGTCTTTCTTATTCTCAATGAACATCTTATCAGCATCACTTGGGGTCAGTGTTTGAACGGATGGTGCTTTACCATCTGGAGATTCAAAACCCAAGATAAATTTCTTACCGTTTGACCCGGTATAAGCATTTTGAATTTTACGGTTTAATGCATCTGCTCTCTCCGGTTCTGCTCCACCTGTGTAAAAAGTAATTAAACTGGAAGGTGAAAAACTGTTTCTGATATTATTGATGTGGAACTCACGGATTTCAATATCATTTTCAATAGCCTTTATTGCACCAGAATATTCAGGGGTTGGGTAAACGTTTAATACCGATGGTGCATAATTGCTATAGTAGTAAACCTTTGAAAAGCCATCCTTATTAATGCCCGGCTTCCACATATCATAAGTAACATAATTCGATGGTTCAAACTGCCAATCATAACCGTACCAGAATCTGCTTCTGTCCCGGTTCATTCTAAGCTTATGAAAAGGAATATGAACCCATTGGATAGGTCTACCCAATTTATTATACACTACTTCTATAGCATAGGCATTGAAAATTAAGTAGTCATTTATAATCTTATTGATGAATTCATCAAAGGAATCTGAGTCATTCGGTTTGATACCGATAACTTCATCTTTACCTTTAAATCTAATACCGTCCCCGGTTATGTAATCTATCTTACCATTGATGATACCCTTATGTAAAGGCGAATCATTGTATAGCTTCAATAAGAAATTTGGGTACAGGTTGTACATTTTCTCACCGATACCCCAATACACGAAACTATTATCATTGCTACCCTGAACCTGTTCATAAGGTTGTGGGGTTACAGAAGATGAAAAGTTTAGGTCAATCACCCCGGTCATATCTTTACTCACTGTAGTCTGCTTCTTCATTATCTTGGGGTATAGGTTAGGTATTCAACTTCTGAAGGCTGAAATGTAATTGGCTGCAAAGCCTCACTGTTTCTTATGACTTGGGCTTTCCCCTGTTCAATCCAATCGCCCAATTGGGTTTCATCATAATTGATTGAATCAGATTGATATATGTGATAGATGTAAAGACCAGTTTCAAGGTTATCAAACTCTGAAGTTGGTAATTGAAATCTATCGTAACGTTCTAAGTTTGGTGATAAGTTATCTTGTAAGATGTAACGGGTTTTGGTCTTGGTGAAAATGTTGGTTAATACCAATAGATATACCGGGTCAGAAATAGTAGTGAGTTCTGTTAGCGTTAGTACTAAATCCTGAACATCCTTTCCGTAATTAATTAATATCATCTGTAATATTGCTTTACTGATATTAATAGGCTACAGGAAATAAAAAAGCCCCACCCGGGAAAGGTGAGGCTTCAATGAACAATTAAAATATGTGGTCAAGAACCAAAACTAATCTTGACGTTATTAATACATCTAAGATAGCTGACTTACCTTCAATCGTGTAACGCCAATTTTGGATTGCCCACGCATCCGGGAATGACTTCAAATGTTCTTCAGTTTGCGTAAAAAGTTCTGTTCTTACGTGCAGAATCTGTGATTCCGAAATTATTACAATTTTTTTCATTCATAATTTATTGGAACCGAACAAAAAGTTTTCATATCGACCGATAAAAATTTTTCAGGTCAATAAAAAAGCCCTGATATTACTATCAAGGCTGTATAATTTCTAACCTACAATAATTAATTACGTGTGATTATCGTCTGAACGTAAGTGCTATCAATTGTTGATGTTAATGATTCCTGAACACCTGTAAATTTAAGGGTGTATCCGTTCATATCAGCATTCTTTGTGCCTGATGCTTCATCTACTTCAGTCAATTCGGTAAAACCGTTTAGACCTGAAACGATGTAATTACCAGAACGCAATTGAATTATAAGTGCTACAGGTTGTGATAGTAAACCTTCCACATATTGCTTTGCAGTTTCAGTGATATTGGAAATCACAATGGTCGTTTCAGTTTCATTTGCAAAAGCACCAGTTGAAGAATCTCTTTTAGCAGTTCCTTTAAAACTAACTGATTCTTTCAATATACCGCATTCCAAAAATTTCTTACCAGATGCTAAGTTGATGTTATTCACAACTGTAGTACCTGATGCATATGCAAAAACATCAGTAGTACCGGAAATAATGCTAAGGTCGCCAAACCCCACTATAAACAAGTGAGCAACGCCCCCGGCAATCCCTTTACCACATTGTTTAGCATATGCTGTTACGCTTGTACAAGCCATATTATTAAATATTTTATTAAGAGGGTCGTCACCAGGTTGGTGACTGACCCGTTATTTTATTATTCTTCTATAGATTAAACAGAAGCAACGCCAATTTCATTGATGTAAATTGCTTTTACACCTAAAGCCCAATGGAAGTCCATATAAATGTTTTGAGTCTCAATGGAATACTGCATAATTGCCTTATCTTCCTCACCAATCAAGTCAGTAGCCATCTGGAAAGAACGCAAACGACCTACATAAATATTACGTGAACCGTTTAAACCATCTACCGGGACTAATTTGATTGTAGTACCGAATAAGGTTTTGTCTTCTGATGGGTGGTATAAATTTTTGAGTGCTAAAGCAACAGTGTATTCATTGTAAAGAGCAGTTGATAAGAAGATAACTGCATCACTTTGTTCAGTGATTTTTGAAGGCATTGCTAAGAATGCTGCTTGCAATCTTTCTACAATTGTTGCCCCTGTAGCAACTGTACCACCTGTTAAAGGGATGTAAGCACCTGCTGCAATCTGCTTCATAAAGCCGTCTAACTTACCTAAAGTGGTTGACGCTGATAAAGCAACGGTATCACCTGACCACATCAACTTCTCATTTTCCTGAGCAATTTTAAAGCACGTGCTGACATTATA